AAGGTGTACTTTCATCTGTTTGTACTCTATGATCCCCCGCAGGATCGCCATATATATAAAATTCCCTTGGTAAAAAAGCTGACATATGTTGTTTAAGTATTACAGAAAAGTTTACAATACCCATATCTTCAGCAACTAATTCATCAATTATAACCCATCTTCCTCTAATTCTTTGTGCAAAAATACAAGCTGGTGTTAAACCAAAGTCCATTCCTATAAAGATAGGAACACCATCGGCTACTGCGACATCTCCTTTGGCAACGTGAACATCCGATCTAAAGGATTCATAAACAGGTTTACCATCTTCAATTTGTCCTAGTTTATTTAAAACATAAACATCAATCCAAGATTTTGTCTTACCTCTTACAATATTCTTATAGTAGTTGGGAGTTAAGTTCTTTTGATTCTCAGCATCTTTATTAAGACCATACCCGTCAATTTCTTTTGCTGAATTTCTTTCTTCTAACATCGCAGGAGGTTGATTAAAGAATTTCCAGTTGTCAGGTTTAATTAACATCTTAGCTTCTTGCTTAGTAATGTAATCAGGAATAATAGTTTCTCCTGCTAAGATAGACCACCAATGATCTGTATCAGGAGGATTGGTATCACATATCACACCATACCAAGATGCACCACCATCTCTCATACTGGGATAACGCCCTACCCGCATTGAACACGCATCAATAATTGATTTAGGAATTTCTCGTGCTTCATTAATCCATACCCCTGTCAGTTCGAGAGAGAGTAATTTTTTTACATCTTCAGGTCTATCAAGGGCTAGAAAAATAACTTCGAGTTCTAAATCCCCTTTTGCTATCTTATGAGTATAAGGGACAGACCAAATAAAAGTTCCCCATTCATTTTCAGGAAACCAGTCTAGCCAAGTTTTAATTGTTGTTGTTTTTAATTGAGGATTGGTATTACGAATAACCGCCCATCTTGATTTACGTTTACCATCAAGGGCTGGCTTTTGAATTAAAGCTCGTCTTATAATTTCTATGCAACACGCTACCGACTTACCACTTCCTACTGGACCTCTTAGTCCTCTAAAGAAACTATGATCTTTTAAAAATTTTTTTAGGATTTCTCCATTGGGCTTATAAGTTAGTGATCCCATAATCGACTGCTAGCTTGTGCAACTTCTCCAATGTTTCAGGAGTAATTGTTTCTAGTATCCTATCTGCCTCCTTATCTGTTTTCTTGTCCTTGGGATAATGTTTCATATGTACATTCTTTACTACTGTTCTCAATAGCTTTATTTCATCTATGGAGTACTTGGTAAAGATGTTCAAAAGATTCCTAGTTTTCTTAACTTAAGTGGATCGTTACTTAGGAGGGCTTGAATCTTTTCATCTTTAGAATCTAATTCTTTTAATAAATTTCCAACATACTTCTTATGTTCCTTTTCAATATCCTGTAGAGTCTTAATGTTTTGAATTAATGTTGTGTTTGTGGAATAAACTTTGTCTGATTCTAATTTATCTATTTGGGCTTGATCCCTGAGTAAATCTATCTCTTTCTTTAAAATTTCAATTTTACTTTGATGTTCTCTAGTGATAGCATTTAATTCCTCCACTCGTTCTATCCTATGACCTATTGAAGTTCTTAAATCACCATTCTCTTTTTCTAATTCTTTGTAAGCAATTTCATCCATGGTATCTAACGGTCTACGCATGGATAGTTCTCCCTTAGCTTCTCGAAGTTGCTTCTTAAGCTTTTCTTCCAAATGAGTCATCGCTATTAGTTGCTGCCTAGTGGTGCATAAGGATATGAGCAACCAGACAAACCTATAACAATTAATATAACAGCAAGAATCAATATTATATTACGTTCCAATTTTTTATCGTACATTGCTATTCCTTTAAACTTCCCATTGGTTTAGTATTTGGTCTTTCGCCATCCTTTCGGCTTCTTCTTCGCTATGACCTTTTTGGATTTTTATTTCCTTGTATTGCTCGATTGCTTTTTTCTGCCTGTCATCTTTTTCTTTCTGTTCGTTAGCCACCATCTGCTTCGCTTTGATCTTGTTCCGATTCATCATTATTTGTAATGGACTCAAAGACTTGCTGCTCTTGCCAGCTTTTTTTTCTGATCTTTCTTGACTCTTCATAGTTCCTCCTTGAATTGTTATGTCCCTCAGGCGTGTCTGCTATAGGTACTTTTCTCATATTATTTTCTCACTTCCATTTGTGTTCCAAGGACTGTTGTATATTTCCCAGTAGGTTTATAATCCTTATCTCTAATTTCATAGGTTGCCCTTGCTGAACCTTTCTTAACCCAAATTTTTTTCAGAAGTTCCTTTTCATCTTCGGCTTCCACGTTTGCTTCTCTCAGCAAATCCATATCGCCCAGCTTCCATATTCGGACAAAGTAGTTCACGATAATCTATAACATAATTAGAACGAACCTTGAAGAGTTATATTGCGTGGGTAACCCCACCTCGCAGTCGCATCGCCCAGTTTTTAAACCCCGTAGGGTAACGTAAAGCACTTGCCCTGTGATTTTCAGGGAAACATCGGTACTATGTCAGGTCGATGTTGATGTGGAAATCGCCAGCAACAAGGTGTTGGTGTTTCTCAGGTGCCTTGAATCCGGCTCTGTCTAGGATAGAGTTGGATGCTTCAAGCTGAACGTACTCACTCCTCGCACCCTGAGAAAGGGCAAGTAGCTTTACACCAGCGCGAGCCGAAGAAAGCCCGAATGCACGTTGCACCTCTTGAGCCATATACGTTTGCACTTCGGGTTTTCGTAGCATTTTGCTCGCACTTACCCTAGCTGAATTGCCTCGGTATCCTGCCATCTTCGAAGCTTTTGTGATAGTACAGCCTTCGGATACAAGCGTATCTACCAACTTCTTTGCTTTCGAGGAAATTCTGCTGTTGATCTTAGTGGCGATTGTTGCTAATTTCTGGTTGCCCATTTTGGTAACTTCCTATTTCCCTCTATCATATATTCCCATACGGTACATTTCTCCGAGAAATAGTATATGATATCTAGGGCTTGTGTCAAGCTACTCAGACCAGTTCTATAACCAGAACCAATCGGCAAGATTGTAATGCTTCGTACTACTTTCCCATCTAGTGTAACCACCTCCTTTCCATAGCGTAATTTACTATTGTGCTTATAGCAAATTTGGGTGTTGATATTACAAGGGGCATGCCATCACTCATGCTTCGTGCTGCGGGTCCCCTCCCGAGGACTCCTCCCCGCCCTTGTAATTCAAACCCATCAATTTGCTAAACCATAAGCACAAGTAAATTACTAACTATGAAAGGAGGTACACTAATGGAAAAGCTAACGAAAGCATTGACAATCGTTGCCGATCACTTTGCTGGTTATGAACTGTCTGCTAACAACCCAAGCCCTGATACATATACTATTGAGAAAGGTAGTATTGAAAATATGATTAGAGGGGCGGAAGTTGCTCAAAATGGTGCGAAGAAATTAATCGCAACAATCGTACCAAGATTGAACAGCAGAATTCGATCCTTTAAAGGTCAAGAAGTTGAAGATACAGCTATCGCTCAAGATGCTGATAATATCAAAAAGCTTCAAGATCAGGATGTTGCTTTCGTGTCGTTTCTTAAATGTTCCAAAGCATTTTACAAGAATAGATTTGGTTTAGATTATTCACGTAGAGTTTGGACCGATCCGACCGACACGAAGCAACAAACCGAGGCAATTCGACTAGCTATGGAAGTTCTTGCAAAACACAAGACTAAAGTAGCTTAACGTATATGGCTTCAAGGGGTACTTTGTATCCCTTGGGGCTTTCTTTTTGCTCTTGCATAGGGTAGAACAAAATGGTAACAATTAGATTGGAGGTTGAAGTGTGGAAAAAAAACTGGGCGATGCGAGTGTTTAAAATGTCAGCATTAGCGAAAATTAACTTGGTTTGTATGCTAGCAATAATTCTATTGTTAGTTTTAAATCATTACATAAATTTGTGGGGAGGTACACCATGATAAATGATGAACATGAACATGAAGTAGAATGTACATACTGTAAACAAACGTACCGTAACGAAGAAGCAATAACTAAACATTATATAGAAGAACATAATCATAGAAAGGATCAATATGAGTAGTGCAGCTATGAGTGAACTCAATACACAACTGACTCTATGGCAAGGGGTTCGGTCAAGTATATGGGTGATGTTAAGATATTATATGAAGACCAAGATGTTTAATGAGAAGCAATACATGGCTTGGAATAGTAAATGGCATGAAGCTAATGAAGAATGTAAACGATTAGAAAAATCATTGGAGGTAATCTAATGGAATTCATAGATAATATATGGTTTACCGTTCTGCTTGGAGCAGTAGGATGGGTATTTATTTATATTAAAACAAAGCAATAGAAAGGAGGATGAATGAAAGTATTAATTAATTTACAGTTAAAACCGCAAGGTTGGTCAGAAATAATTGATGTTAAAGACTCTACTAATAAAGAAGAGAGAAAAGAAGCAATAGAAAAAGCTCAAAAATTATTAGCAAATAGAATTATTAATGATGGAGTAAAATCTATTATTGAAACATCTGCTGTTACTCCGATTAATGATTTTATAACTGAAACAAATAAAGACAACGAAATAGATAAGAATGTAAAATTGAATCGTGAATTGTATCTTCAGAATCAAAAAGCAAATCCTGATGATACGATTTAAGACAATAGAAAGGAGGAAGTATGAAAGTTAAAGATATATTCAATAATATAACTCAGAATATGTTAGCATTAATGAAAAATGCAAAGGCGAAAGGTATAAGTTGGACCAAACCATTCTCTAATAAAAGATACATATCATGTGATGGTCATTATTATAGGGGACTCAATACTTTATGGTTAAGTTTCTTTTTTAAAGAGAAGAATCCTTACAAGAGAAAAGTTTGGGGAACTTATAAACAATGGCAGAAGAATGGATGTCAAGTACCTAAAGGATTGAAAGGTAAAAGTATTAAACTGATTAGACCACAACCATTTGAAAAAGAGATGACAGATCGTGATGGATCAAAGGTAACAAGACGCTGGAATATGTACTTAGCATTTGATGTATGGAATATTGAAGAAGTAACTGGAGATGTTCAGAAGTTTGATGGCTTTGATAAGTTTGACAATACGGTTAATGACATTGACAAGGCAGAAGAATTTGTTTCGAATACTAAAGCAAACATTAAACATGGACATGACATAGCTTGTTATATTCCAAGTAAAGATATGATTCGTATGCCTGACAAAAAACAATTCATTAATACAGGACACAGTACATCAACTGAAAATTATTATTGTACTATGTTTCATGAACTTACGCATTGGACTGGACATGAATCAAGATGCAAAAGGAATCTGTCTACTCGAATGGCTGATAGTAAGTATGCCTTTGAAGAATTAGTAGCAGAATTAGGAAGTTGTTTTATGGCTACCAATCTAAACATAACTTCTAATCCAAGAGAAGACCACGCACATTACCTTAATAGTTGGATTAAATGTTTAGAAGATAATGATGATGCAGTTTGGAAAGCATCTGCATTAGCAAACAAAGCTGTTAAGTGGTGCGAAGAACTGCAACCACAAAAAGAACAGCAACAGGAGGTAGCTTAATGAATTCTATTGGATGGTAGTCTAGACATAATTGTAATTGTCATCCAGCAATAGATAGGGGTAGTACCTAGCGG